CATTGGATTGAAAGGATGCTCCTGTACTCTTTGCTGGATAGAGCCAGAGTCAGATGCATTGGCAATGATCTTTGCTCTTACTGTTTTCTCTTCCTTGGTTGCTCCTATGATATCACTGTTTCCCTGTTCATCATAGTAGCCTTCCATGTTCCATGTAACAGGATGGAAGAAGCCACAACAGGAATTCTCTGCATCCTCATCCCATACATTGACAAATGGCATGAGGTTATCTTCCTTGGGATGATAGAACATATCTGCATAGTCAGCAGTGCCAGATTCCATATCACCACCTGTACCAAAGATGATGATCTGTCCTGTAATATATTTACCTGCTGACAGGCTTGGTGAGGTTTTCCTGAAGCTCTCCTTAAGATTAGGGAAAGCTCCTGACTCTTCAAACAGAACTACCTTGGGGTCTTTACCTCTGGCTGCTTCAGGATTATCTGCAAATGTTATTGCCATTATCTCTGACATATAGCCTGCTTCCACTGGCATACCCTGTGCATTCATTTCCCTGAAGGAGGCCCTCTTATGTTCTGCCTTATCAACATATTCCCTTGCCTTTCCCCAAGCTGTTTTGTCATTGAGGAAGGATAGATATTCAGAAGCCATACCCATTGTACCAGCAGGGTAGAGATATTTCTTGTCAAAAGCCCCAATGATAGTCTGAGACTTGCGAATAGTGTTGTAGACATTGGCACAGATAGCTCCGTTTTTATATGAGTAACCTTTTCTACGGGATTTACCAATGATAATGTGATGTCCTCCATCCCTCCAATCAACTTCAATGGTAAAAGGAAGAGCAAGACTTTTAAGAACTTTCTCCTCAAGGATAGTTCTGAGATCAGAGTTCTTTTTAAGTACACCATCAGGGTCAACATACTGGAAATTGGTTGTATCATTTATTTCAAGAGCATTACTAATTCTCACCCTCTCAGCTTCAAGTCTCCAGTACTCAGCTCTCTGTTCCTTAGTGGAAGGAGCTAAAGCCTCATCAGTGAACAGGCCATTTTTTGCTATCTCAATGGCCCAGAAAAATGCAAAGTCCCCATCCCAGAAATCAGGAGCTTTCACCTCCTTGATTGCTATCTTACCTCCCTTCTCCTCTGCTATCTTGATCTGTGTGAAGTTCAAATAAAAATAGTGGTGTTGTGTTATCTTCACCCCACCACTACTGTATCCATTGATGCACCTGTCCAGCATAGTATCCCAGTACTCTGTGTACTGGTGTGAGCCTTCAGGGTCAGTACAATAGTATCCATTCTTCCTGAAGCCAATGGCCTCCTCCCTGAATACCTGTGTGTTTAACCATACTCCCTGTTCATTCCTGACCTGATTGGTTATAAACCTTGTGCTCACTGGCTACCTGTTTTTAAAGCTGTCATAAAATAAAGTATTAATTTCTCTGTCTGGTGTCAATTCAATATGTTCATCAAAGACACTCTCATACTCAAGCAGCCTGTTAAGCCTTACTATGAGATTGAGGTGGATCTGTTTTGCTACTTTAGCATCACTGCTTATGTACTCTTCCTTTGAGGTGTAGGTGCTGATGATATCATCACAGTCCCTTACCACTCTTGTTGAGTTAATGATCATCCTCCTGATCTCATCTCTCATGAAGAGAAGCTGTATCTCAAAGATGTTTAATTTAGTCCTTACCTTCTTCTCAGAAGGAGTGACATACTTACTGCTTATCAACTTTTCATAATTGGCAATGTTCTCCCACATTTGCCTGCCTTCATCTGTTAGTTCTTCTGTGTGTGACATAGTATATGTTTTTAGGTTGGAGTCCAGTACTGGATTTGAACCAGTGTCCCAGGTTTTGCAGACCTGTGCTTTAGCCCCTCAGCCAACTGGACATGTTAGGTGATTATCTCTCATACTGACCTATCTTCCTTGAGTTACGAGTCCTTGACTCTTCCACCAGTTCAAAGTTGACCTTACTTCTTGCTATTTCCACTCCTTTAGCCACATCAGGCAGTTCTTTCAGAGCTGCTGCCACTTCTTTAGGCTTGATGATCATCATTCCTGTCCTTGTTCTCTCACTGAAGTTAAAGGTATTGAAATAGTTCTTCAGTTTCTCAGAGGCTACAAGACCAGAGGTAAGTAAGCCATAGGAAGGAGAGTAGTCATCCAGCAACTCCTTGTACTTATCAATGCACTGGATCATGAAGTCAGTATCAGGATAGTGTTCGTCTTTATAAACCTCCTTCTTTACTTTAGCTGGCCTGTCCTCTTCACTATATCCAAAGTAAGGATTGGATTTCTTAGGTGAGCATACCAGTTCCACATATTTGAATAACTGCCTTGCCCTTGAATGACCTTCACTCTTATCAGCTTCCCAAATGGAAGAGAAGGGTTCTATCATCAGAGCATGTTCACTGACTATGAGCACTCCATTAACTATTTCCCAAAGCATCCTGTAGTCTGTTTAATTGTGTTATCTAATCCATCTGTATAAGGTACAGTAGTGTTAGGTTGGGCTGGTGGCAGCATCTTATTCTCAAGCAAATCCACATCATCTGCCAATAACTCTTCATGAGTGGCTTCCTTGAACTTCTGTTCTTCATGATACTTTTCAATAGTGAGAAGACCATCTGTATCACCATAATCAACATAGAGCTTCTGCATTTTCATCTCACTGATTGTATCAGCCATAAGCATATATCCCTTGTACTCCTCTTTTATAAGTGAACCAAGTAAGGGCTGGTTATTAATAATGCTTCCATCAGCCTGTAACCATCCTATGATCTGTGGGTTCTCAAAGTTAGCAGAGTAGACAGGAGTAGGAATGTAAGCAAACTCCTCAACTAAGTTGTTCTTCCTGATAAAGAAGTTAGTCTCCATCACTTTGGCCTGCAGAGTTTCCAGCTCAGGTTCCTTGGTAGTGGTAGTGAGGGTGTTAATGGGAGCTGCTGCCCTGAACAAAGACTTAATGATCCTGAGTATTTTCATGTGTATATGTTTATCTTCCTACCCTTGCTGTGAACTTCAGTTCCTCTGTCACTGTTGTTCCATCCTGAGAAGTGTACTGGATAGTGACAGTCTTATTAGCCTTGTACCAGCCCTGAACCATTAACTGCTTGGGTACAGAGTTGGGCTTGTAAGTGATAACAATTTCATGACTGGCTGTATCATTGTAAACAGTGGCACAATCACAGGTGCTCTTTACATCAAGGATTTCACCCATGTAGTCATAGGGAAATTTCACATGGATAGTCTGCCCTGCTCTTACATGGCCAAGATCAATAGAATTTCTCAGTAACATGCACCTTAGATTTATCGTTTAATAATTTAGGTTTTCCAAACTGCTGATATTCCTGCTCCCAACACTGTTCATTGATGCACACCACTGACTGATTGACACTGAATCTTCTCCACTGGTCAGCATTCATCATAGGAGGATAACAGGGTTTATCACAGGATTTGTTTGCCATCTGTAAAGCTGTGGTAGCACAGCCACATAACTTACAGGAACCTTCAGAATAGCAATCAACATCCATCCATCTTATCCTGTACTGTATCTGCTCATGTATGTGATTTCTCATCATCCACCTGAGTTTATTATTATAGAATATCCAGTATCTATAGTAACCAAGGAAGTAATGCCAGATGTCAACCAGATTCCTGCTCTTCGTTAATCTCTTTTTTGTCATACTCATCAAGGTGTTTCATGTACCTGCGTAAATAATCAATAGTATCTATGTAAGCCTGTCTTATTTCCGGAGTATCCTTATTGAGTGCTACCCTTTTTGTATATATGTATATGATCCTTTTAAGCCTTGTCCTGTAAGTCCTTATCTTACCAAGGTACTTGACATGAATGATAGGAATATTATCCTGTCTTATGCAGTGTTTAATAAACTCTGAAGGAGTTCTGCAAATGTCAGAGAAGGTGAGAAAGTCCATGTCAGGGTACTGATCTTTTACTGATTCATAGTACTGTTCAATAGCCTGATCCTGTGTTAAGATGGGCATATTACCTGTATTTTTTGGTGAGGATTTCCATAGCCTTATTGAAATCAGCTTCTATCTTATCCAATCCCTCAACAAAAGCAGCCTCTTTATGGAGGCCGGCATTAAACTCAGCTTCAGTAATAACTGGTTGTCCTTCCTGTCTTACATGCAGGTTATAATATTCATGAGGCTTCATGGGTCTTGGATGAGTGATGTCTACGGGATTATGCTGTGTGTCATTTAACTGTGTCTTACTCATGGTTATTATTGTTTTGTGAGACAGTGATAGTACTGAGATTCACTAATTTAAACAGATATTTCTGTTCATCTACATTAGGAATAAGCAAGGGGTATATTTTTATCATATCCCCTTGCCTTTCCAACACTCCTTTGTCAAATAAGAACTTCATAAAGTTAGATAATCCTGCCGGAGAAAGATGAAGTTTAGCCATTACAATTTTCCTGGCTGAAGGCCCAAACCTGTAAGTGGCTATGTCTCCTTCCAGAGCCATGAAAGCAGCAATGACCTCTATCTCCCTTGGGGTCATCTTAATGGGGAGAATACAATTAATAAGATTGAGATGAATCTCATAGTATTTATCAGTAGAGAGTCTTAATGTTTTTCTAATGTATTGATCCATTGGTAGTATATGATTGGTCTAGGATAAGGTGAGGGGAATGAGTGCCTTGAGATGTTTCTCTATCCTGTTGATTAGCTGGTGCTGTGGCATAATACTGATGAACTTCTTACCACTGCTGTATATCTCCCCATAGTCCCTGTTCCCATCATTGATGTCAACGAATATTCCCACTGCATCTATCTGGTAGAACATCAGCTCCCTGACATCACACATCTGTAAAGAGTATCCCTCATGGTTGGCAGTCATGGACATAGTAATCTCATTATCATGGAAGATGGGAATATTCAATCCTTTTGGCATCATGGCATTACTGGCTTATTGTCTAGTGGTAAGAAGACCTTATGAAAAAATCTGAATTCATGTTTGGATAAGGACAGGTCAAGGTCAATGGTGAATTCAATAGCTGATCCATCCTTTAGAAAACAAAAGCAGGACTGGTTATCGAAGACCATCCTGCTAATTCCAATCCTATTGGTTATTTCTACTGCTTGCTCCCCTGTAAGTTCTGTCTCAATAGGCATAATGTGTGTTACTTTAATGTCGAGAGGGGAAGAGTTTGGGGGAATATCAGCACTTAAGCACTTGTAACTTCTTTGCTTAGTCTCATTGCTAAGTGCTGAAACTCACCTCATCCAACTTAAACATACTCATAGTTTTAATTTTAGTATGTAAAAATCTTACTTAAGTCTGATGCAAAATTACATACTAAAATGTAATTTCCAAATAAATTTATGTATTGTCAGATTTATAATAGGAATCCCTGATAATGACTCTTTATCAGGGATTATTAGGAGATGGGTACAAAAGAAAAAGTTACTATGCCTAAGTCTTGAAGTTCACCCCTGTATTCACTCCCATGATATGAAGCAGGTATAATATCCCTATAATGATCAACAGGATATTGATTGCTATTCTTGGGATTCCGGGGGTTACATAAGTATTATTGGCCCAGAACAAAACAGCGAATAATACCACAATCAGAAACAATAGGATTATACTCATGTTGGTTTCATTTGATGACGTTTCTTAAGTGAAAAGGATGGTACTGTGAAGAAATCAATTTATGTACCATAAAAAAACCCTATTAGGAATAACAGGGTTTTCATTTCAATCAAAGACAAAGCCGTAATACAAAAAACAAAAAAAATATGCAAAAGTTTCTACAACCTGGGGTACACACTACCCAAGTGCATATTAAAGATAGCTCATTAGGTCTTTACAACCAAAATATCAATGTCCTGCCACGCTACTCCATTCCAGAATTTCATCTTAGCTGGTGGACTGGAGTAATCCTGAAGATTCATGGCTTCAAGCAAAACAATAGTGTATGAACCTGTACCTGATTGGGTAGTGGTTAAGGCGAGGGCTTCATTAATGGAAGCAATGATAGCAGACTGAGAGGATATCAGATCTGAGAGTGTAAGAGCTTCAATGATAGTACTGAGAAATGACATAGAAGAAGAAGGACTATCACTAAGAGTAAGAGCTTCTGCAAGAGGAGCTAAGTAAGTCATCCTGCTGGTTTGCTGAGTAGCAAGGGTCATAGTCTCAGCTATCACCATCAGGTAAGCAGAAGAAGAGAGATAGCTATCATTGAGAGTCAGAGGTTCAGTGATATTGACTAAGTAAACATTAGTGGAAATGATAGTATCAGTGAGACCCATCAGCTCTGATATAATGGCTGAGAATGCTCCTGAAGCTGATGGAGCATCTGAGAGGGAGAGAGCTTCATTGATAGCTCTGTCACTGATAAGAGAACTGAAGGGAGCATCTGCCAGAGCAAGTGCTTCTGTGATTGAGGCTGAAGTGATAAGAGATGAGCTGAGGAGATCAGCCAGAGTCATGGTCTCATCTATTATGGCAGGTACACTTCCAGTGAGTCCAACTATTTCATCAATGAGGGCCATAGCCTCAAGAACAGATGAAGACATTACCTGTGTAGGAGTAATAGCATCAGTCAGGGAGAGAGCTTCAGTAATTGAAACAGTGGCAATAGTGATGGTAACAGAAGGAGTATCACTAAGAGCCATAGCTTCACTAACAGATACAGTGACAAAAATGATAGTGGCAGAAGGAGAATCAGCAAGAGACAGAACTTCAGACACAGATACATTATATGTACTGCCACCAACAGGGGCAGCAGGAGCATCAGTAAGCGCAATGGTTTCTGTAATGACATTGGTAATGATAGTGATGGTGACTGAAGAGATATCAGTAAGAGCTAATGCTTCAGTGATAGTGAGAGTAGCAATGATAATAGTAGTGGAAGGAGAATCACTGAGGGCAAGAGCTTCAGTAATGGCTTCATTATAAGTAGTGCCACCAGCAACAGGAGGAATATTACCGAAGAATATCTTGAAGGTTGCTGGCATTTATGATTATGTTGTAGTAGGAATGCTAAGAACAAAATCAGCCCATTCTTTGGGAGAGGTCTGGTCTATAGCTACCACTGTAATTACATCACCATTCATTTCAGAGGCAGATAAGGTGAGCAGGACTAATATGGAAGCTGCAGGTGATACTGTAGGCAGGGTAGCAAGATCAGTAAGAGCACCACCATCTATAGAGACCTTGAAATCACCAGCAGCAATAGTAGGACTGGATTTAAAGTCTCCTGCACTAGCATAGTCTTCCAGCGAAATCCTGATCAGGAAATCTTCATTCTTTTTTGGTGGATTATAAGGGGCCGCCATAGTAAGTGGAGGGGGGTTTAATTAAATTCCTAATTGCAATCTTGCTCTTGGTTTAGTTATGTCCACTGATATCCTGTATTCATCAGCATTTGCATCTATTGAAAGTATGATGGGATTAGGCTTAATGTACAATCTTGGAACAGTATATATCCCTGTAAGGTTATATTGCTGGTTTGTCATAAGAGTCTCAGCTCCCCAGGTTGTTCCTGCATCTGTTGAAATCTTATAATACATATTCATTGATGTAGGCCATGTCTCAGAGCCATCAGATTTACCAGCATAGAAGACATACCAGTAGTTAGTGACAAGGTCAAGGGTGATAGCACATAATCCCTGATCATCCACTGAGTTGTTGACAACATTAGTGAGGGCAGTGATAGCTGTTTCAGTAATTATCCATGCCTGTAAGTCAGCATTGAGAGTATCAACCCCATTCCATGCTGTTAGAATAATACGGGAATTGGTAAGGTCTGGTACTGCTGAAAAGTTAGAGAAGGCTATGGATGCAGGACTATCAGCCATTGAAGCAGAAATTAAAGTTTCAGCCCAAGTGTTAGCTGAGTCATCATAAAGCTGTCTGCTAACTTCATTAGTCGAGATATCCCAGAATATGCCGATAATGTCATTGTTATCAGTGGCAAAACCCGGCATAAGAATCATCATATCTGTGGTTGCAGCAGCTTCATTGATTGTTCTGGTATCCCATACACCATTTGGGACATTGGCATTAGTAAGCCTGAAGAAACCTCCTTCAGTGCCATTATCTATTTGAGTCCTGCAATATACATTTCCTCCCCTGCTACGGGTAATGCTCATGAAGCTTCCTGCCAGTACTGCTGAAGCTCCTGCAAAGATAACAGTAGAAGTAGTTGAGAGAGTATCTGAAGAGTCAGTGTCTATAGTGCGATAAAGACAATCATGCCCTACTGTTTCCACGAAAGAACAATGAATAAGACCAGAGGACAGTCCTGACCACTTATCATACCAGACAGACAGGTTAAAAGCTGTACCTGTATAAACAACTGTACCCACTGACCATGTAAATCCTCCATCCAGTGACTTTTTAAAGCTTATATCCGCAGCAGCATCAATGTAGACATAGTACAGTACACCAGTAGGAGTCTGGATAAGATAATAAGTGCATGCTCCCTGATTTCTTCCGGTAGCTGCTCCATTCTGTGATATAACCATCTCTAATCTTCTGGGCATGGCAGGAGGAGGGGGGTTTAAGCTGAAACTGTATAGGCTACATTAAGAGTATCTGTGTTCACCACTGGCCTGTCACCACCAGTAAAGAGACCAGAACTGAAGAGAACTCCAGCAGTGTTGTCAATGGTAGAGACTGCACCTGTTCCAAGGACAATAAAAGCTCCTTTTACAGTGCCGGCACCAGTAATGGCAAAAGACAGGGCTGCAGTTGTGGTTTTTGAGCCTGCTGAGGCTGCATTAAAGACTACAGTTTTGCGTGGGGCTGTGTAAGTTGGGGCATTAGCCAGTCCAGCTTCAGTCCAACCAGCATGTGAAGCCATTGTATCACCTGCAACTATAGCAGAATAGCCAACTGAGGAGACCAAACCCATGAAAGGGCCTGTTACAGTGTATGCTGCACCTGCCATGATTGTATCAAGGGTGAGATTCTTTCCAACATTGACAACGAGGTTATCAATAGTGTCCTCCCATTTGAGATTTCCATGACAATCAAAGCACTGGAAGTGATATTTTCCCTTAAGATCAAGGTGATCAATGGGGAGAGTGGGAGATTTGATGGTATTAGCGTTGAAGCTGTCATTGATATTAAGTTTTTCTGAGTTCATGAGAGATTATTTAAGTATTAGTAGATGAGTGGTAATTGTAACTAAGCCACTTCAGGGTAAACCTGAGTAGGGGTGAGGAGGAGGTGAGACTTAAGAGGTATCAATCCAGATATCTCCGGGTTCAGGGCTGGAGGGAGGAGAGGAAGACATGGTAATTTTCTTAACTCCGTCACCTAAGATGTAGTAAAGAGGGCTGGCTGCTGCCTGAATGTTATCATTGGTCAAGGGAGGGGTGAGGTTAGAGCCTATGATCTGGTTGGAGTCAGGATTTTTGATGAACTGATCCCACATCCTGTAGACCATTGTATTAATCGTGTTCCAATTTCTGAAATCATCAGGCATAGTAGATGAAATAAGGTTAAAGATAGTCAAAAAGGAAACCCCCTGTAGAAACAGAGGGTGAACCAATTTTAAAAAAAACATATACTACGAAAAATGAAAACTTTATCACCAACCAGATGATAAGAGAGACAAAGGTAAGGTCAATGAGACACTTAAAATTTTTTTTGGTATTAAGATGAGTATAAAAAAATTTTAGAGTAGGAGTGTGAAGGTGATCCACCCTACACGAGCAGCCCCCATTAATCCTTGGACAAAGACTCCCCCGCCATCATAGGCAGAGGCACTTTTCCGTGGCTGCTAATATATCATGAGTGTTCCTGTGGCTACACACACCTAGTGTAGTGATAGCTCATGACAGGTAGGGTGCAGAACATCCTACCAGCACCCACTAATCTTAGATCAATCATTCATCACTGTGTGGTACAGACTGAACAGTTGTACAATGTATGTACATCTTAACTGTATACACACAATACCCTATCAGCCCCCATTAATTCTTGGTATTACATATTTCCTTCACAATTTAAATGTCATTATTATGAACATTTCTCAGATCAAACTCGCTATTGGTATCCCAGTTCTTAACATTTCACGTCAGGTTGATGAGCAGAATCTGCCTCAACCTTGGGTGTCTCATTGGGACGATACCAATAGGGTCAGGGTCACCATGCATGATGATGTGTATAACATCATTGTGGCTGACAAGTCCTTCGATAAGCTGGCTTACAAAACATCTACGGTTACTCCTACAGATGCTAGTAAGCTGCCTTACACCAGGATTGTGATCATCACGCCTAAGGAACTTTTGGGTACACTCTAAGAGTGGCCCTTCACGAAGGGGGGAATTTCTCCCCTTCGTTTTTTAATCTTTTCTGCTTCTGGTTTCATATCCGAGCAACCCCCACTAATTCTTGGCTGCAACAGCAGTCCTTTTTTTTAAATTAGTTTGATGGTGAAAGGTTGAAGCACATGAACAATGTAGCAGATACACCTGTACCTGTCAAGCTATTTTTTTAAATTAGTCATAGATAGAACCAGACCATTTAGTTGGTGCAGTCCCTATCAGGCTACAGTTTACTGTAGTAACAAGTATCTTGGTAAAACTCAGACAGCAATGATTTGAGGCAATGCAGTTTACTGTCCTTATGGGATGAGTAGGCTATCAAGATACTTTCACTTTTAATTTCACCATTCTTTAATTCTATAAATTAGTCTTTTATGCAATTACAATTTCTTCCTATGTCAAGCTGGACTCCTGAGATGTATGCCTTCTCTGATTACCTGTCTACTCTAGATGCATTTAGCACTCCTGTTATTCCTGCTACTCTTGAACATTATCCATTCATTGTAAGATGGGAAGAGTGTGATTGCAGGAATGGAGAGTGGGTAGTGACATTCTTCATGCCTATCACAGCAGCAGGTCATACCCAACTGATTTCAGATAAGCTGAAGAATCTCACTGAGCAGGTCATCAAGGCAGTTGGTAAGAGGAATAGGAATACTCCTCCTACTCCTTGGGATGAATTCCTTGGGAAATGAGTTAAGAATGGTACACCTATAAGAGGTGTATCCTTCTTTTTTTATTGCCTTCATAGAAAAGGGAGATAGGTTATTGTGAATAAATATATTTGGAAATGTCAGAAAAATACCATAACTTACAGTCATTCACCCTCTCCCTCACCACTTATACCCTCTCCCCACCACACAACAAATCATCTTCCTAATCATCTTCCCCTATTCTATATAAAAAAAGGGGGTGCAGGGGGGAAATCGTTTTCCGCAAAGTTAATAGATTGATAATCAAAGGATTAATGAAAAAAGTTGCACCGTATTTTTACTATTTTGGCATGGAAAAATACGGTAAAAAGTGAGTATTTGTACTTGATGGCTTACAAATGTTAGTAAGTAGGAGAGAGAGTGGAGGTCAAGAAGATTAGAGAGACTGGAGTTATTGTTAATGAAATGTTAAAGTATATTGGGTAGGAATAAGGTTAAATTGGGTATATAATTCCATACCCTAACAACCCCCACTAATCTCCGATGCCATTACCAGAATGCTATGTTAATGCTAACTATTAGGTTAAACTCGGAGCACTTTGAGGCTTAAAAGCATAGCTAACTTGCTCAGTACCTGGTGATTAGTTATTTGTGCATCTAAAAAACATGCAAATCTTGCCTTAACTATAATTTTAATAGCCTTTAATTATGAAAGATGGACTCTATCAGGTAACTAATACCTATCTGTGTGCAGGATTTGTTATCCAAAATGGTATTATCACCCATTGTGCACCTATACTACGCAGAAAGATTGGCTATTGGATGACAGTTGCCAAGTTTATCTCATAGTTTCTCAATCACCTATAATTTTAATCAAATGACAAAGCTAAAACAGCTCTATTCCAGCAACACACTCAATCCTGTCCTCTATCACATCACAAACTGGGTAAATTCCCATCATGATGAGACTCAGGAACCCATTCTTTCTGATTACATTGACTATGAAGAGATGATTGTCAAACCAGCTCATTATCTAATGAAGTTCAATGAGGAAGACTGGCAGTGGGAAGTCCTATTTTTTGATACCTATGAAACTATTGAAGAATTACCATTTTAATCATACTCTAAACCCAACTCATTACTCATGAAAAAGACATCTAAATCATCAAACCCAGAAGCAAGCTATACAATTCATACTATCTTGTTCTGCTTAGCTTTAGCAGTACTCATCTCCTTAGTTTCCTGTGATTCTAAATCTGGTCACATGAAACCTAAAGCCAAATTAAGGATTGCAGCATTTGCTCAACCTCCAACTGGCCACATCTGCAAAGATCTAAATCACATCAAATGTGATGGTGAATGTACATGTGATGGAATGGAGTGTCCAAGCCCTATGCCACAGATTGTCATCAAGCAGATCAATGTAACTCCTGGTGGTTATATCTCTTGCAGATACATTTCTACAGATGGAGAAGAATATGCTTATGATCACATGACATCAGAGCAATTTCACAATATCTTTGGTTTCTTAGTCTCTACAGAGGAATAAAATATTAAAATACTGCTGTGGTACACACACTTAAGTGCACAAGGTGTAGTGAATAATCCTACTGTCACTGGATGACAGCATTAGAAACACCCTAAAAAAGGCAGGGGCCATGCAGTATTTTAAACTTCTTTAAACATAGTGTCCAAATCCCAAAAGAAGGTGGTGAGAGAAACATGATAAGAAGTAATCATGGAGTATCAAAAACTGGACTGTAATCCTGAGTAGAATTAAAATAAATTCCAAAAGGAGAAAAAGTGGGAGAACCAGCACTATATTTAATTTCATTTCATTTAAGAACAAAACCGAGGGATAAAATAAAGCAGTCTTGTTGTATGATTGCTGGAAAATAAACCCTCCATTCAGGTAAGTGGGCCAATACTGCCTGAGTGTACATACAACTTTCACCTGTGGGGTGGCCCTCATGGGATACAGCAATAAGACAGGAGTTCTGGTGTAATAAAGCACCGTAGCCTGTCTTTCTTTTTAAATTATTGCTCTGACAAAACAGGGCATCCTTGTTTATGACCATTTACCGTTATTACTGGGAAGAGACTCATTCATGTGTCATCCATCCCTTAACAAGCTGGCATACCACCAAAGAAGGTGCTTATGCAGACCTGCTTAAAGGCCATCCTGAGGCCACTGACCCTGATGAGTGGGAGATGAATCTTGAGCAAGCCACTCTTATTCAGGATTGATTTTTCAAGGTGCTATAAAGTGCTATATGTTCAGAGTTGACAGCAATGCAACACTAATACATGGATCAGCAGCCTTGTTTTCATTTTCATTTTCATTAATTTGATTATAACCCATAAGGGTTCATATATTAATAAACCAAA